GCCTTCACCGTGACCTCCTTGGTCTCCGGAACGGTCGGCTCGGGCTTGGTCGGGTTCGGGCTCATGGTCAGTACCTCCTGACTAGACTGATCTAGAGGGATGCGCGACGCCGGCCCGGTGGCTAGTGCCACCTGTCGGCCGGCCGGTAGCTCTCTCTAGCTTCAGCTTCATCATGTAGAGCATACTACCAGAGTCGGAAAAGTTTGAGGGCCAGCAAAACTAAATAGTTTTGTGGGTCCTCAAAATGAGGACTCAAAGTATAATGTCTACCTGCCCCACCCGTGCTCCCGGGGCCGAGCGTGGGACGACAGGGACCTGGATTTGCGACCCTTACTCCACTACATGACGAGTACACGTAGAGTCTTGCTCCAGCGTACTAAAGGGACCCCACTCTGTGCGCGCCACAGCTCCCAAACCATGGTTCGGGGCACGGGGACCCCTCCCCTAATGATAAAACTTTAGAGTCTCCCCTCCTCGGAGCGCGTATCTCACACGCTACTTCTCAGCGATGTGTGCGTGTGACCCGGCGGGCCACGAATGTAGTACCACATGATCGTCTCCTTCAGACTACTTGCCGCGCTTCGCGGCCGCCTTCTTCGCGAGCTTCACCAGCGCGGCGAAGCCGGGGTTGTGCGCCATGACCTTCGAGAACTTGATGCGCAGAGCCTGCATCCTGATCTCGAGCTCGGTCTTCTTCTCGCACATGGGCGCGTAGATCGTCTTGGAGTGCTCCTTGACGATCTCGGCCTGCTCCTCGTACGCCTTCTCGGCGATCTCGAGTTCCGTGTGCAGTTCGGCCAGCTTCTCGAGGGGCATGTTGACGTCCACGCCCTCCTTCTCGACGAGCTCCATGGCCTTGACGACGTTCTTGTCCTTCAACATGAAGAACCTTTCTGGGCAGTTTATTGACATGCCCAGGTCGAAGGGAACTGGACTACCTGACCTCATCGACGATGATCCGCACGCGGATCTTCTTCATGAGGCACTCGTTGTTGAACACCAGGTTCTGCCACTCGAAGAGCAGTTCCGTGATCTTCGCGTAGATCTCGTGGTGCAGCTTGGACGCACCGTGGGGTTCGCAGCCGTTGAACCCGTTCGCGGTAACCTCGAGCACAGACTCGAAGTCCCACTCACCGGTCTCGCCGAGAACCTCATGCGACTTGGGAGTCGCCTTCCTCATGTCGACGATGAAAACGCAGTCCAGGTCAGCCCAGACGTCCTTCCCGTCGAAGTTACCGTGGTAGATCACCTGACCTCCTTGATGGTCATGTAGACGGGGAAGTACCAGTGCCCGTCGACACTGTGCCACGCCCTCAACCGACGCAACCATCGCATCGTCTGGACGTAGATCTTGTTCACGAACCTGGTCCCGGGCTTCGTGGGCACGGGACGCCTCTTGGGGATCCGACGCTGGTAGTGCTTCTCGATGCAGATCTGCACCGCACCGTCCACGAACTTGTCGTGGAACTCGACCACCAGCAACTCGTGGTTGCAGTAGTCGATGAGCTCCTTGTGTCTGTGGTAATCCTTCTCCTGTTCCAGGAGGCGGTACCACTCGTGCACGAGGATCGGGTAGACGATCGGCTGCACGCTGTGGATGATGAACGCCATGAAAACTCCTTGGGCAGTTTATTGACATGCCCAGGTCGAAGGCCTGGACTACTCCAGGCAGGTGATGTTGATGCCGATGATGACGGGCGTGCTGTCCTCGAGCATCGTCTTCCCGCCACCCCACGCGTTGAGCGCACCCGACGCCTTGCTGGGCTTCGGCGGCCGGATCGGGAACACCAGACGAGTCCCGTCCGCGTACAGCAGGACCGCGGTGCACGGGTACTCCGTGCCGCGTCCGTCCACGTTGGGCGCCTTCGGGATCTTGACCTTGACCGTGACCTCGTGGGTCTCGGGGAGGTCCTGCGGGTTGTGAGAACCCTCGAACTGCTTCTGCGTATCACCCATGACTAGAGTCTTTCTGAGCAGTTTATTGACGTGCTCAGGTCGAAGGGGAGACAGGACTACGAGTTCACGTACTCGAAGCCCACAGCGATGTAGAACGCCGCGATCGGGTTGATCTCAGTGACGACGTGCCAGGTCGCAGATCCGTTGAAGATCTCGACCTGCCAGATGTGCTCGGAGACCCAGTAGACCACGAAGGTCGCCTGCATCTCCGTCTGAACTCCGTCGACGATCTTCTGGTAAAGGATCGTCACGTTGACCCAGATGCTGTTCGGCTCGTCCTGGTGGTCGTTGATCTTGACCTTCCAGTCTTCGCTCTCGACCGAGCGCAGATGCTCGATGAGCATGCCGATGATACTCGTTCCGCTCATTACCAATACCTCCTTGCATCGATGCTGGCGAAGATCGGGCAGTGACCCTTCTCGCCGTTGGGCTTGTAGCGAGCACCCACAGTGGTGTGCTCACCCATGGTGGTGATGATCGGGAACTCGTAGTCCTGATCACCGTCTTCGACTTCAGGCACGGATTGACGCACCCACGCGAGCGCGTCCTCCATAGCGGCCTTGTACGTGTAGAAGTAGTTACCCTCCTGCACGCCTCTACCACAGCACCCACAGTAGTGGTTACAGCAGTCTTCACAGTCATAGCTGACAAACCACTTAGGCTTGCACAGCTTCTTCAGCCAGAGCCACATGGTTACACCTCCTCCAGTTCAGGACTCAGCAGGACTGCCACATAGCAGTTCCAGCAGATCAGCCTCTTGGGATCAGGCGACACAGCCTGATCATCAGCAGGTCTACGATAGCACCACTCACACATCGGACACCTCCTTGTAACACTTGGGGCAGAGGGCAGTCTCGGTCCAGTTACCATAGTCCTCTCCATAGCCTCTCTTGGAGAGCCACCACCTGTTCTGAGCTCCACAGCTCACACAGGTCTCATTGATGAGAGCGAAGATCATGTTAGCCTCCTATCCTGATACGGACCATGATGTAGATGATGTAGCAGACCAGAGAGGTCAGCAGCACCAACTTAGTTGTTCTCATTGTACTCCTCCATGCACTTGTCGCACACCCCATGGGTAGTAGCCCCAGCCTGATAGTACTCATTCTTCTCCTCAGGCTTGATCTCATCCATGGCATAGGTCCTCTTGCAGAACATACACACATGTACGATGAACTCATATGGCTGCAGCATGGCTATCTCCTCAAGACCCTTCTCAACAACATGTTGAGAAGTAAAATGGTACCTAATCTTATTAGACATAGAAGCCCTATATGAAAGGGTCTGTATCGCGATCGGTAAATCCTGGACATTTTGATTGGGACCCCGCAGAGTGCCGAAGCTGGAGCCGGGGTTCTTCCTCTAAAATTTTCAAGGGAAAAGTTTAGAGGTCCGCTTTGAAGAACTTCTCGGGTCATTCGATCGGGTAATCGGGTCACATGGATCTCCAAACATGGGCCGAATGGCCTAGAGCTTCTAGCGGGTAGGGAGGGGAGGGGGCGGAACAAAGTAGAAAAGAAAGAAAGAAGTTGAATAAATTGTCCTTTAGGTAATAGAATAGAGGAGAAGAATAGGTATAGAGAGAGGATAGGAAAACAGCACACTAATCTTCTTGATACGAGACGGGTCGGTTCGCCACGCCACGCGCTCGTAGCGAAGTCGCTACGAGTACGCCCGAAATAAATTGAGCGTTCTCGCAGCGACGTGTTTCTGGTACACTATCCGTAGCGGGATAGGTCGTAGCGAATTCGCTACGACTTGCACTTCTACCAGGTTCAACGACTCCGGATGAGCTCCTCACTCTCCCCCTCCAACTCGCCGCCCATCGCTGGACTCCGGTCCACCGCGAAGATGGCATTACTCGATGGGTTCAAGCAGAAGCGCGTTGACGCCCAACGTGCCGCGCTCGAACTCCTGAAAAAGTACCGGGAAGATCCCGCCGCGGCAAGGCAGCACTCTGCCCAGGATCTCCTGAACATCATGGAGTCCGTGGGCCACAACCGCGGCTCAGGTGAGGCGTCCTGCACCTCGTACAACCGGATCTCCGAGCTGAAGTACCTCCTCAATGCACAGAAGGATCTGAGCGCCAACGCGCTCGCTGAGGTCTGCGGCATCGGTGCGACGGCCTTCGCCCACATCCGCCGGCAGGATCCCGAACTCGACCAGATGGTCCGGGACTACCAGGCGAACTTCTTCGAAGAAGAGGCGATGACCGGGGACAAGGGTCTCCACCCGGCCCTCGTGATCTTCGGCCTCAAGGCCCGCGCAGGTTGGATGGACGCCAAGGACCGCGCCATCACCCTCGAGCAACTGACCGCGATCACCGAGCAATTCATGCTCGTCATCAAGGAGGAGCTCAAAGATCAGCCCGAGGTCTTGGACCGTATCTCCCGCCGTCTCTCCGGCGAGCCCCTCGAAGCGCGAGTGGACAGCATCCGATGAACAGGACCCAATGAGGCTCGCCACCCAGCTGGAGCTGCAGCGCTACGTGTTCCAGAACATGGCGCGGACCCTCCGCACATCCCACGTCTCCCTCCAGGCCTTCATCCACAAGTACCTCGGTCATTACTTCACCGCGCCGCCTTCATCCTTCCACGTCGAGACGATCAACCACCTCCAGACCGCCACCTTCACACGCAACGTGAAGTCCGCCATCGCGGGTCCCCGCGGGAGTGCGAAGTCCACGATCTGTTCCCTCGCCGCCCCGCTCTGGTGGACGTGTGAAGGCCTCGAGCAGTACCAGATCCTGGGTGCCGACACGTTCTCACAGGCCTCCCAGCACCTCATGCACATCGAGGAGGAGCTGACCACCAACGAGAAGTTGGAGGCCGACTACCCACATGTCTTCGGCAAGGGCTCCGTGATCTGGAGCCGTGAAAGCCTCATCACCCGGAACAACGTCCGCATTGATGCCCTCGGTGCGGGCAAGAAGGTCCGCGGCAGGCGACACGGCAAGCATCGCCCCACCGTGGTGATGATCGACGATCCTGAGAATGACGAGGGTGCCCGTTCCCCCATCGTGCGCGATCGCGTTCGCCAGTGGCTGGATGCGGGTGTCCTGAAGGCTGGTCAGCCCGGTACGAACTTCTTCGTCAACGGCACCCTGATCAACGGCGCCTGCCTGATGGCCGGTCTCCTTGACCGTCCAGGCTGGGAGCACCGCTGCTACCAGTCCATCGTCACCTGGCCCAAGAACATGGACCTGTGGGACGAGTGGGAGAAGCTGTACTTCGACGACGTGCAGAAGGCCCGCGACTTCTTCGATCTCCACCAGGCCGCCATGGAGGAGGGCGCCGTCGTTCTGTGGCCCGAGCGTGAGCCACTGTACGACCTCATGGTGATGCGCGCAGAGGGTGGCCACTCGGCCTTCATGGCGGAGAAGCAGAACCGCCCCATGAACCCCGCGCAGTGCCGGTTCGACGAGATGTGGTTCACCGACGCCTACGACATCTGGCACGACACGGTCCCCGTCGGCGCCTACTCCTTCCTCGCCGTGGACCCCTCCACCGGCAACGATGCCAAGAAGGGTGACTACATCGCCCTCATCGAGGGGTACTGGAAGCCTGGTGAGCGCCGCGTCTGGGTGGATGGCACGATCGACCGCTTCCCTGCCGCGGAGATCGTACCTCGCTGTCTCAACCTGCACCAGCGCAAGAACTTCGTCTTCTGTGCCTTCGAGTCGAATGCCTTCCAGGTGACGATGGCCGAGCAGCTGCAGGATGAGTCGGTGCGTCGTGGCATCTTCCTCCCGGTTCTCGAGATCCAGCACTCGACCCAGAAGATCCCACGCATCGAGCGACTCGGTCCCTTCCTCTCCAAGGGCGTCTTCTCGTTCAACCGCCACAATCGTCAGATGAAGCGGATGATCGAGCAGCTCTGCACCTTCCCCGTCGGTGACCACGATGACGGTCCCGATGCCCTCGAGATGCTGATCACCTGCATCAACGAGTGGGTGAACCACTACTACAACCGGAACAACGACAACGTCACCAGCATCCTCGAGGTGGCCGCATGACAGAGTCAGTGGTCTATGAGAGGATGCTCTCCCGCGTCGCTGAGTCGTGGGACACCCTCATGGATCGGTACGTCAATCCGATGGACCGGTTCGAAGGCTGGATGGACATCACCCCGGCCGGCTTCCTCGGCGTCGAGCAGGTCAACGCATCCTCCCTCCCGCAGTGGCGTGCCCTCGGACGGCGCCTCGCCTTCACGAACCCCTTCGCGATCAACGGTCACAACAACCTCCAGAACTTCATCGCTGGCACCGGCTTCACCTACAAGATCCAGGACCCCAAGAAGCGGGGCATGTTCACGAAGCCTATCGCCCGTGCCATGGACTACTGGAACGAGTTCCATGAGCGGGAGGCCTGGGACGAGAAGGAGTCGGAGTGCATCCTCCGCGCGGACCGCGACGGTGAGGCACTGGTCCGCCTCTTCCTCGACATCGAGGGAGCCACCACCCGCTTCATGGAGCCCGACGACATCCGCTCCTCGAAGCCCGGCATGGAGTTGGGTGTCATCACCCCTCCCCAAGACAAGCAGAAGATCCTCGGCTTCATCCTGAACGACTCGGAAGTGGTCCCCGCCGACGAGGTGGTGTACTTCAAGAAGAACACCGACTCCGACGTCCTGCGTGGGGTGCCCACCTTCCTCCCCGTGGTCGAACCCCTCGAGGGTGCCAAGAAGATGCTCCGCGTCACTCGCAAGATGGCGGAGATCCAGGCGGCCATCGCCGTCGTGCGTGAGCACCCGGAAGGAACCACCGGCTCGAAGATCCAGGCCCTCGCCGACGCCTCCGCCAACCGAACCCCGGTAGACGGAACCTCCGGCGCCACCTTCCGCCAGCGCATCATCCAGCCCGGCACCATGATGGACGTCCCGCCCGGGCAGAAGTACCACTTCCCCATCGCTGGCCAAGGCGCCGACAAAATGGTCGTCGTGGTGAACCTCCTCCTACGCGCCGCGGCCTGTCGCGTCTCCCAGCCGGAGTTTATCTTCTCGATGGACGCCAGCTCCTCCAACTACGCCTCCCTCGTGGCCGCCGAACAACCCGGCATGAAGTCCTTCGAGAAGGCGCAGGCCTGGTACGGCAAGCGGTTCCGCGCGGTCCTGAAGCGGGTGATCCTGATCGGCGTCATCCAGGGTCGCCTCC